ACAGGTTATGGGTACTTATTATTCTATGTACGGTGGTGGTGCTACTGATATAAGGCTCGTTGGTGGTGCTTGGGATAATGAGCAAGGTTTGCTATCTCGTATAATTGTCGCAGGTGGTGGCGGTGGTTCATACCATCCTTATACTGGTGGGGCAGGAGGAGGATTAGCAGGAGGTACTGGGTATAGCGCTAACGACAGACATCGTCCCGGCGGTACTCAATATCAAGGTGGTATTGGTCGTGTAAGCACAGAAAACGGAAGTTTTGGAAAAGGGTGTTCTGCTAAAGATTCAACTGGCGAAGGCGGTGGAGGTGGCTGGTTTGGTGGTGCAGGAATGAATGGTGTGGGAGCAGGTGGAGGTGGAAGTGGCTACGTATTAACTAAAGATAGTTATAAGCCTACTGGCTACACACCAACATCTGAATATTATTTTGATAATGTTGTTATGGAATCTGGTGGAAATACTGCTGGTGCTTATGGTTATGCTAAAATAACATTACTACAAGCATTACCATTTTTAACAGTATCTTCTTATAATTCCATTACAGCTACATTTAAAGCTGACCACACAGACCCTACATTGCTTACAAAAATAGAATATTTTATAGATGATGTGTTAAAAGAAACTATAACAACAGATTTAACAACAGAGAAAACAATTAACTATACACTAGAAGATAATGCACTACACACACTTAAGATAGTTGTTACAGACAGTAATAATGCTACAGCAGAAAAAGTGTTAAGTATAAGTAAGAATATAATGTCACTGCCCGAAAATGTAAATTTAAATGATATATCAACAAAATTAGTTGAGGTTAATGCAGGATTTAAAGTTGGGAAAACAAGTATTATAAACACTTTAGCACTTAAAAATATAGAAGCAAGTTTAAATAATACCTTAGTAGAATTATCAGAGAAAATAAAGGCATCATTTGATAGTTCGGACGCTAGTGTGCAGGATTTGATGAACCAGTTAACACAAGCTAATAATACCATAACACAGTTAAATTCTCAATTTAAAGTAGCAGGTGGTACTTCTGTTGCACAAAGAAGCGACGGAACTAAAATTGCTTATGAGTATAAAAGGTCTACAACTTCTAAATTTGGTGGATGGCTCAAAATTAATGGTTTAGCTTTTAAACCTAATATTTTTGTAGCTGACTGCGAATATTATGACAGCGATTATAGAGTTGACTATAAATTTTTTACATTTGCTTGTTGTGGTTTTACTACAAGTGGTAAACAAGATTTTGTTGCTGTAGCAATTTATAGTCGCTCAAGTGGTAGCGATAAATATACTGGTGATGGTTTTATTTATAACAATAATGGAGGGGATGTATGGTTTAATGCTAATGGCGTTCAAGTTCCTGCTTATTTACCAGGTGGTAGTGAAAGTTTTACTTATGCTTGGAGAGCTGTTAAATTTATGAATACTTAATAGAGGTGATAAAGTGGATAGAGCAAATAGAATTATATGTGACCAAACAGGTAAAATACTCTTGCAAACAGGAGAAGCAACAGGGGATGTATTACCACACAATAAAATAACTGAATTACATTATATTGATATTCCATATGGAAGTATAGATTATATTAAAAATAGAATTGTAGGTATAAATATAGAAACAAAACAGCCAATTTTGGAAGAAATACCAGTATATGTAAGTGAAGCAGAAAAAGAAAAACAAGAGTTAGAAAATCAATTACTTTTATTGACAAATCAAGAAATCGGAGGAGGAATTTTATAATGAATATAAATAATGTTGTGGTAAGAATATTAGCAGAAAGAATATTAAATGGAGGGTTAAACCCTTTGAAAAATAGAGAGTTTCAACTTGATGATGTAACTAACACAGAATACAGAAAAGCAGTAGAGGATTATATTATAAAAAATAGTGGAGTAGTAGAAGGAATAGAACCAACAGCGTAGTAGGTTCTTTTTTTTATTGAAAGAAGGTGACTAAATGACTTTTAAAGAGTTAGTTAATAAAGTTAGAAATCTTGTATTAGAAGCAAAGAATGTAACTATAGAAGATACAGAGAATAATTTTACAAGTGATAATGTAGAAGGAGCATTAAAAGAGGTTTTTCAAAGTGGAGTTAATGCTAAAAATAATGTAGTAACAGCATTAAACTCCAAAGGTGCAGAGGTTACTACAAGCGATACATGGGAAGAAATAAAGAATAAAATTGATATAAAAGAGGGGCGATTAGATTTAAGAGAAACAACACTTTCAAATAACTATCCGTATTTAGTTACAAATGGAGCTATAAAATATATTGAAAGATGTAGTGGGAACTTCAAAACTTTTGAATATGAAGAACCATATTTTTATGTAATTAAAGAAACTCATCTAATTAAAATTAATGCTATTGATGAAACAGTAGTTTTTGACATTACTTTAGCTAATGCTAACTTCTCATGTATCTGTGTTACACAAGAGTATTTATTTATATCTGACAATACTAAATTATATAAAATAAATAAGACAACAGGAATTGAAGTGCAGTCAATAGAAGGTGCTTATTATAAGTTATGTACTTATGGGGAATTTATTTATGGAGTATATGGAGATGAGACTTCTTCTACACTTCATAAAATTAGAATATCTGATATGTATATAATGTTAACTAAAAATTTAGTTTCTAATGGTATTTACAATTTTAAAGGAGGTAAGTTTGTTTGCAATAAGAATGCTATTTATGCTACAACAGAACACTCAAATTCAAGTAGTATTACAACATGTCATTTATCTAAAATAAATTTTGATTTTGCCATTGCTAAAGATTTTAGAATTGGAGGATATTTGCATATGAAAAACATTAAGTTTTTAAATGATTTTGTTATTGCATCTGATGCAGAAAGAGGTATAGAAATTGATAGCAACAAAAAAAGTGCTTTAGTAAAATATGACGCAAATTTAAATTTAATTGTGTATTCAGACGATAGCAAATATGACAATTTTGATATATATAATGGATATATATATGCTATATATTCGCTTTCTAGTAGTCCTTTTGTAAAAATAAGTTTAAATACTCTTAAACGTATCGACAGCTACCGAAAACTTACTGAAACATACCCAAGTGCTGGTATGTTTGTAATAAATGATATAGTTTTCTTTATTAGTAGTGGAATTTTTAGAAATATATTGTCAAAAAAGGTTTATTCGGATGAGAAAGGAGAATCATTATGATTTATTTAGGAAATTTAATGGATACAGAAGAACAAAATATAAAATATGTTGGTATGATACACTATGAACCAAATTTGTTATCGGAGGAAAACTTAAAACAAGGTATTTTGATAGAGGAATTACCAACACCAAAATACACAGAAAATAAAGAAACAAAGTTATTTATAAATATAGATACTAAAGAGGTTTTCTATAGATATACAGATATTAAAAGTAGCATAGAAGACAAAGTAAATTCTACAGAACAAACAATAGCAGATTTAACATTTCAATTAATGTCAAATGGGGTGATATAAATGAATTGGTACAAGATAATAACAGATTTCTATAATAATGGTAATTGGACTAAAGAGCAAGTTAAAACGGCAGTAGAAAAGAATAAGATAACAGCAAGTGAATATAAAGAAATTGTAGGAGAGGACTATATAGCATAGTCTTTTTTAATTCAAAAATTAGGAGGTTTTCATGAATGAAGAACTTTTCGAAGCAGATTTAAAAAGACATGAAACAAGAATAAATAAACATGGAGAAGAAATAGACGAATTAAAAATAGCAAATATAGAGTCTAAAGCAGAGTTAAAAGCATTGTGTGAGAATCTAAACTCACTTACAAGTATGCTCAAATGGCTAATTGGTACAATGATTACAACACTTGTAGGGTTCTTTATATTTGCAGTTCAAAGAGGAATATTTTAATTAATTAGGAGGATAAGAGATGGATAATTTAATAAGTTTTATACCAGAGCAGTTGCTAATTTTAGTAGCTGCTCTCTCTATTATAGGTAAGGGCTGTAAGAAGTATAAGCAACTAGATAACAAATATATTCCAGTAGTGTTATTAATACTTGGTATAGGATTTTCTATTTGGATGTTAGGACTAAGTCCTGTTGCAGTCTTACAAGGCGTGATTTGTTGGGGTATATCAATAGGTATAAACCAAACTTACAAACAGTTGAAGGAGGAAAATAAATAATGAAAATATGTATAACAGTAGGACACAGTATTTTAAAAAGTGGAGCATGTACTTCTGCTGATGGAGTAGTTAACGAGTATCAATACAACAAATCTCTTGCACCAGTATTAGCAGATACATTTAGAAAAGAAGGGCATAAGGTAGATGTAATAATATGCCCAGAAAAGCAGTTTAAAACTAAGAATGAAGAAAAGTCTTATAAAATACCTAGAGTTAATAGTGGAGGATATGATTTACTTATAGAGTTACATTTAAATGCAAGTAACGGTCAAGGTAAAGGTTCAGAAGTCCTATATTATAGTAATAAAGGCTTAGAGTATGCAACTAGAATATGTGATAAACTAGGTACAGTATTTAAAAATAGAGGTGCTAAATTAGATAAAAGATTATATATCTTAAATAGTTCAAAGCCTACAGCAGTATTAATTGAAAGTTTCTTCTGTGATAATAAAGAAGATTATGATAAAGCTAAGAAACTAGGTCATGAAGGTATTGCTAAGTTAATTGTAGAAGGTGTATTAAATAAAAATATAAATAATGAGGGAGTTAAACAGATGTACAAACATACAATTGTTTATGATGGAGAAGTTGACAAAATCTCTGCAACTGTAGTTGGTTGGGGTTATAATGATGGGAAAATACTGATATGTGATATAAAAGATTACGTGCCAGGTCAGACGCAAAATCTTTATGTTGTAGGAGGTGGCGCATGTGAAAAGATAAGTTCTATTACTAAAGAAAAATTTATTATGATAAAAGGTAATGATAGATTTGATACACTTTATAAAGCATTGGATTTTATTAATAGATAGATAAAAGTTATCAACTAGAAGTGGTTGTTTGTTGTGATAACTCTATTATTGTAATATAATGTAAATATATTATTGTGATAATGGAGGATTTATGTATGGATGCATTGGTTTATGAGAGATTTGTAAGAGCAGCTTTTAGTATTAAACTTAATAACTTGATTAATAGAAGCGAAGATTTAGGTGGATTGGCTGAAGCTGATATCTTTAGAGCAGCAAATAATTTACATGAATTAAATGAGATAAAAATAGGTACTGGGTATGCTATTGCAATATTTAATAATGAGATATTAGAGTCTTGTAATGTTTCTGATAATGATAGCAATAGAATGATTGAACTATTTGATAGAAGTTTAATTGCAACTTCTAGGGAGGAAATATTGGATATTATAAGAGAATATGAAACTTATAGAGGACGATATCTTACTTTTAATTGGAAGAGATAGAATGTTTAAGTTAGGAAGTAGTAATTATAGTTAGTTATTACTTTCTTTCACATATTTTTATTATTTCAATAAGATTATTTCCAAATAATAATTTATTCAATGATAATAAGTAGAAAATAAAATTTTGAATCAATATAAAATTTAATGAAATGAGGTAGTAAAATCATGGATAAAAAAATAGACATAGCGAAGTTTATAGTAAATAGAATTGATTACTATATTGAAAAATCAGATAATAAAGCTAGTTTTTTACTATTATTAAATAGTGCAATTATAGGTTTTTTATTTTCAGGGAAGGAAAAAATAATGAATCACTTAAGTATAAGTAATATCAGATGTTTAGAGATGCTATTTTACATTGTTATATTATGTATATTTGTTATTTCAATTTATTTTTCGATTATGGTTTTAAAGCCAAGGAATTCTAAAATAGAAAATGAATATAAATCTATTTTTTATTATAAAGAGATAGCATCTTTAAATAATGAACAGTACAAAGAAGCATTTGAAAATGCATTTAAAGACGAAGAAAACTTGATTAATGATGCACTTGTTCAAATAAAAGAATTATCTTTAATCTGTGATAAGAAAATGTATAATGTAAAAAAGTCAGTAGAAGCTTTTATTTTAGGTGGTATTATATTGTTTATATATATACTTGTAGTAGTTTTTAATGCTATTTAGAAAATGTTTTATTTGGTTAGTATTCCTCTATGAAGATAGAATCAAATCATAGAAGAATACTATTTACATATTTGTAGATTCTTGTAATTGATTTTCATTTAATTTTTTAAATGCTAGTTTTAAAGTTTCTTTAAAATCAGGTACTGTGTTTTCATTAAAATCTTCAAGTTCATCCTCTCCTATCCATGCAAGTTCATTATGTTTTGATGTGGGTTCAAATTTAGAAATATCATAATCATTTATTATTTCTGCGAGAGTTATAATGCCTTTGTGTAAACCATCACTTTTTTTAACTTGATAAATTGCTAGAGGTATAGGTTGGCAATCATCTTTTCTTGTGCAATCAGTAATAGGTTCAATGTTTATATTAAAATCTTTTTCATATTCATCTTTAATAGTATTTATAATTGAAGTTTCTAGACTTGCCTTAGCACAACCAAATTCCCATTTACTCGCATTATTATTTCTATTATCACTTCTTTTCGCAATTAATATTTTTGAAGTTGATTTATTATAACAAACCGCAACACAGTGTAATTCCATTAAATCTACTTTTATATAGTCTTTATCTATTGTATTTTTATCATAACTGGGGTTTGTTTTAGAAATTACGTCACCTATTTTTTCAATCTTATCACTAAGGTTTCTGTCTATAAGTATTTTATCCAAAGCCTTGTCTACAGAATTAAACATAAAAGAATCAATTAGTAATTTACTTTCTCCTTTTTTATTAAAAAAATATTCTCGAACCAATTCATTTTCTTCTATTTCATCAAAAGAAAAACTATCATCAAATTCTATATCATTATTTTTTCCTTTATTATGATACCAAATGATAGGGTATAGTTTATCTTTCCAGATACCCTTTAATTTTTTATATGTAATTATATGTAATTTAGATAAAATATCAGTTTTTCTTGATAATATATAAGCTAGTTCAAAACTAAGAACAAGTCTTTCTGGGCATGTTTGCTTTGATATTCTGAAACCAGCATCAATATCATTTCCTAAGAACTCAAATATTTTATAATTATTGGATAAATCGTACATAGCAGAAATATTTTCATATTGTTCATTATTTTCTAAAGCATTAAAATTAGGATTTCTTGATACTATAGCAATCCAGGCCGCTCCTTTTAATGAAATAATATTTTGAAGTTTCATTAAGTATTTTTCAGATTCAGAAAATCCTTCTAGTGTAGAGAATATATTACCACTTTTTATATCTTTAGCAGTGCTTGTTAAAATATCAAAGATTATATCTATGTATTTATAAATTTCATCATAATTTTTTAGTACGATAATGAAAATTACCTCATCACCAAGAACTCTCCAAAGTTGTGCTTTAAGGTTTTCATAAACTCTATATTGTAACTTACGAATTATATGTGATAATACCTTAGCCCATCCGCTATAATTTATATTTTTATATAATGATGAATTAGCTATATCAAAAGAAAAGAACAAAATCACTTCTGGATGATTAGGTTCTTTTTCTTTTTCATAAATATCAGTATTAATATTTTCTTGAAGTTTTTCCTTATACTTTTTAAGATTAAAAGCGTTTTCGTTTTTAGCTGAATTATGAACATTATTTACATTTTGAGTTTTATATTCTTTATCATCTACCATTGTAAATATCCTAACCATTTCCCTCTATTAGATGCTGCATAAGAGGAAACATTAAAGTATTCTGCAATTTTTGAAGTGTCGACCTTATTACCTACTGTGTTTTCATCCATAATTCTTTTATATTCATGTTTAGGCATCAACAAGGCTGCTGCAAATTCATTGGATTGATACTCCTTATTGGTATTGCCACTTCTAAAATACTGATTTCCATCTTGACTATTCCATAGTTCATCATCAATGCCATAACCCATGTGTAAAAATAAATGTCCAAGTTCATGAGCAATGGTAAAATTCTTTCTGGTATCTGGTTGATAAGGAGATACCACTATTTCAAATGAATCATCAACTTTTCTAATAAATCCATCAGAGTATCCACTTAAAGAACTATCTTCTATTACCTTGCCTCCTAAAGCATCAACAACTTGATTTATATTTACTATTGGAATTTGGATTTTGTATGTTTGGATAATATCTTGGGTTATATCATTAATTAGCTCTCTGATTTTGAAATCCATAAAATCACATCCTTATATAATATTTTATTTAAA